ATACGCACACTGCTGCTGATGTCTCTGACTTTGATACAGAGGTAGCAAACAACTCTGCTGTCACAGCTAACACAGCCAAGGTATCCAACGCCACTCACACGGGTGACGTAACGGGTTCCACAACGCTGACTATTGCTGATAATGCGGTTACTGCTGCAAAACTGGCAGACACAGCCGTCACTCCCGGCTCATACACAGCCACAGACATTACTGTGGATGCACAAGGCAGGATCACTGCTGCGTCTAATGGTTCTGGTGGGGGAGGTGGTGGAGCTGGTGAATACACTCGCAAGACGACTACCTATACCGCCGTTGCTGGTGATCTACTGTCTGCTGACACTTCTGGTGCAGCCTTCACGATCACGCTACCCATCACTCCGACTGAAGGTGACATTGTTACCATCCGGGATGCTGATGGCTCATGGGCAACCAAAAACCTGACCGTTGCACGTAATGGTGAAACTATTGAAGGTGCGGCTGAAGACCTTGTGTGTGACATTGACAACGCACGGGTTGAACTCTCGTACCTTGATGGTAGCTGGCGTACAAGTATGTCTGCTTCTAACTCCGGTACATTCGAAGGTGCTACCGAGACGTCTGTTAAGGCGGCTCTGGATGGCGCAACCATCACCACGACAACTGTGGTTGGCACCGATAAAGTGCTGCTACAAGATGCCAGTGATGCTGACAACCTGCGGACTGACACTGTAACCAACCTTCTGGCACTTGCCGGTGGTGGTGGTGGCGGTTTCAAGAGCATCCAAGCGTTCACTTCAAGTGGCACTTGGACTAAACCTGCTGGCATAACCAAGGTACTCGTCTTCGTAACGGGTGGTGGTCACGAGGGTGGTGGTTCTAGTAACGCTACTAATGGCGGTGGTGGCGGCGGTGGCGCTGGCGCTACGGCAATTCAGATGCTTGATGTAACTACCCCAACAACATCTACGATTACAGTTGGATCACAGGGCCAGACATCTACATGGGCCGATGGCACCAACACCAATGTTACGGCAAGTGGTGGGAGTGCTGGTAGTAACAGTTCAGGCCTAGCTGGCGGTGCTGGTGGTTCTGGTTCATCGACTACAACTGGCGCTGCCCTAAGCCTAAATGGTGGGGACGGTACTGGCGGTAGCGTTGGTAACTCAGATAGCTCTATCCCCTCGTTTGGTGGCTCTGGTGGCATTGGCGGCGCATCCTTCTGGGGTGGCGGCGGTGCTGGTGGTTACGCTAGTACAGCAACTGATGTTACCGGTGGCGCTGGTAAAGCCTACGGCTCCGGTGGCGGCGGCGGTAAAGGTAACAATATCGACGGAGGTGCTGGTAAACCCGGCGTTGTATTCGTAATGGAGTTTGAATAATGGCTACACTATCTAGTCTCCACGTCCCAGCGGCAACACTCGCTGGTACAGAGACACTCACAAACAAGACCCTCACCACGCCGGTTATCTCTGGTGCGGCCCAAGAGGATCAGGTGTCTTTGACAGGTACAACACCCGCCATCACTGGCGTGGTTCAATACTGGACGCTCACAGGTAACAGTACCCCAACAAGCAGTCTGGCTGATGGTGAGACTGCAATCGTTCACATTGATGATGGCACTGCCTACACGATTACGTGGACGATGGTTAATCAATGGATTGGTGGCACTGCTCCAACCTTGGCAACCACTGGCTACACAGTCGTGATGATCTGGCGGGTCAACGGCACTGTCTATGGAACACACGTAGGAGACCTATCGTGATTGGTTTTTCCAAGTTGATTGGAGGGGGAGGCTCCCTCCCACCTCTTGGGGTCACTTACGTTGGCTCCAACGGGTCATCCTCTGACGCTGAAGACTATACATTCTCCAGTGCCAGCCTTGGTACGAATACAATCAGTGACTATTGGCTAATCACATGCGGAGGCAGAGCAGGTAACAATGATCGTTATGTGGTGGATGTCACTATTGATGGACAGATACACGATGTCCATTGGCGTCCTACTTACGACAGTACAGGTAAGGATAGGGATGCCATACTTTCATATATGGCATTGGTCCCGTGTACTGGTTCCTCAACAGGCACTATCCTTATTGATGGCGATGGTGGAAATTGGCAGTCAGGTGGTTACAGTCTCTTTGTATTGACTGGTTTGCAAAGCACTACCGCTATCAACGAAGTCCAAACGACCGTTGATGTTGGTCAGTCAATAGGACAATCAGGTTCGACGGGGGCTATAACTTTTGCCTCACTTACAACAAACAGTTCTAGTCCTCCAGATGAGAAACCTGCAAGTGGTTGGACTATAGGTGCAAGTAGTCAAGTTCTTCAGGGCAGTGGTAACAGCTACCACTCTTCTGGGTACTACCCGAACACGGGAGACACTAATGTCTCAATGAACCTTCTTCCGGGTGGTGATAGGGAAAGCCAGTTGTTTGTTACACTGAGATAAGGAAAAACTATGCAATATATTTACACCCCCGAAGAGGGGCAGTTTGAATACCCAGTGGGTCTGGCTGATCTTAGAGCCAAGAACCCAACCGTGTCCTTCCGTCGCAACATCCTCGATATTCCAGAGAGTGTCTTGAATGACTACGACTTCCATATCGTCCACGAAGTAGACAGACCGACAATCACTCACTCTGAGATGTTGGTTCGTGCTGACCCTGTTCAGATTGATGGTGTCTGGCACAGTGCTTGGGACGTGATTGCTGACCCTGATTACGTTGCCAGTGCCCGTCGCCTCAGTCGGTGGCAGATGATCGCAGCACTCAAGTACGCAGGTATCTACGACCTCGCCATAACAATCCTTGCGGATCTTCCTGAGACTACACCGGAGGAGACCAAGGCTAAGATTATACTTACCTCTGAGTTTGAACATGGACAGGAGTTCTCGAGGAACTCACCACTCGTACAGTTCCTAGTAGAGCAGACCTCATACACACAGTTTGAGGTGGATGAGTTATGGATGGAGGCTTCTGAGTTATGATCATTATCGACCATGAAACAGACCCCAGTTTGAACGTGAAGTTTGAAGCGGGACGTCTAACCATTGGTTGTGCATCTGCTACACCTGAGCAATGGCTTGCCGCTACAGATCGTCAGATACTAGCGACAGGTGGTAAGGGCCGGCTCAAGTGGTGGAAAGAAACTAGAGGCCCATTGTTCGCGAGAGCGCGAGAGGAGGGGCTTCTTGACTGACTATTGCACCCTTTGGCCCGAAGGAGATTGGGCACATTGTTGTAAGGTACATGACCTAGCGTACGAATTAGCTACAGGACGTATTGAAGCTGACATTGAGTTAGCTAAGTGCGTAGCGCAGTCAAACCCTCTCATGGGTGTTGTCATGGGCGCAGGTGTTATTGCCTTTGGTTGGTTCTTCTACAAGAGAAAGAAATCAAATGGACTCAATAGAAGAGATAAGAATACGGGCTGAAAACGATCTGGAGTTCTTTATCTCTCTAGTGGCCCCAACGCAGGTACTGGGCGACTGCCACAGGGAAGCACTTGAATGGTGGAGCCGTGAAGACGCTAAGGCCTTCCAGTTGCTCCTGTTCCCACGGGACCACGGTAAGTCACGTCTGGTAGCCTACAGGGTTGCACAGGCCCTAGCAAAGGACCCTACGCTCCGTGTGCTGTACATTTCAGCCACAGCCAACTTGGCAGAGAAGCAGCTAGGGTTCATCAAGGGATTGATCGACAGCCCTATATTCAAACGCTACTGGCCTGAGCACCTTCATGTTGAAGAAGGCAAACGGACCAAGTGGACAAACACAGAGATCGGGCTTGACCACCCTCTGCGTAAGAAGGAGAACATTCGTGAACCTGCTGTTTTCACCGGAGGCCTTACAACTAGCCTCACTGGGCTTCATTGTGATATTGCTGTCCTCGATGATATTGTTGTAGCAGAGAACGCCCTGACACAAGAAGGTCGTAACAAGGTAGCCTCCCAGTATTCACTGTTGGCATCCATTGAAGGGGCTGACGCACAAGAGTGGGTCGTTGGTACACGCTACCATTCGAAAGACCTGTACAACAGTCTCATGGAGATGCGTGAAATACTTTTTGATAAAGAAGGTAACCAGCTGGGCGAAGAGCCTATCTACGAAGTCTTTGAGCGTCCTGTTGAGGACATGGGGGATGGCACTGGTCAGTTCCTGTGGCCACGACAGCAACGTAAGGATGGCAAGTGGTTTGGGTTTGATATCCCAACGCTGGCTAAGAAGAAAGGTAAGTATCTCGACAGAGCACAGTTCAGGGCCCAGTACTACAATGACCCGTCTGACCCCGACAACGTACCTGTAAGCCGCGACAAAATCCAGTACTTCGATAGGAAGCATCTGGTTCTCGAAGGCTCCTACTGGTACTACAAGGGTAACAGGTTGAACGTATATGCTGCCATCGACTTTGCTTTCTCGCTGAGTACCAAGGCTGACTATACGGCTCTGGTGACGATCGGTGTAGATGCTGAGAACAATGTGTACGTCATAGATATCGACAGGTTCCGTACGGACAGGATATCAGACTACTTTGAACATATCTTCGATGCTCACACCAAGTGGTTCTTTCGTAAGATGAGGGCTGAGGTAACTGTAGCCCAGATGGCTATTGTGAAACAACTCAAAGAACAGGTTAAGACACATGGGCTATCTCTTGCTATTGAAGAGTATCGACCTAACAAACAACAGGGCAACAAAGAAGAGCGCATCAGTTCGATCTTGGAGCCTAGGTATGACAATCTTCAGATGTGGCATTATCGCGGTGGCAATACTCAGTATCTGGAAGATGAGTTGAGTATGCGTAACCCGCCTCACGATGACGTGAAGGATGCACTGGCTTCAGCTGTTGATATGGCAGTCAGACCAACAAGGTCCTTAGGACGCGAACGGAAATCAAACATTGTGTGGGCTAACTCGAAATTCCGCGCAGGGAGCAGATAATGACAACGACAATTGATGTAGAGCACCTTCTGTCCCCAGACCAGCTGGCGGTAGAGATTGGCAACCAGTGGACAGAGTGGCGTATGCTACGTCAGAACTGGACTGACCAGACTAAGGAAATCCGTAACTACGTATATGCTACGGACACCACAAGTACAGCTAATGCTATCTTGCCTTGGTCTAACACAACCACTACACCTAAGCTGACACAGATTGCTGACAACTTACATGCAAACTATACAGCAACCCTGTTCCCTCAGGCTAACTGGGTACGTTGGTCAGCCTCCAGCATGGAAGATGCTAAGCAGTATAAGACCAAGCGTATCAAGGGATACATGAGTACCAAGATCAAGCAGTCCAAGTTCGTACAGACGCACCATGAACTGCTGAGAGACTACATCCTGTATGGCAATGCTTTCTCAATGATCAAGTGGGTAGACGACTACAGCGTCATGGAGAATGGTGAAGTACACCAGCGGTACAAGGGCCCTATGCTCTGCCGTATCAGCCCTTATGACATCATGTTTAACCCTGCTGCCACAACCTTCATTGACAGCCCAAAGATCGTCCGGTCACTTAAGACCCTTGGTGAACTGAAGAGGGAAGCTGACCACAACGGCAACCTCCTGTTCAAGGAAGCATTTGAGAGAACAATGTCTGCACGGGCGCACGTACGCTCTACAGACGCACACTATGAGAAGGGCGAAGGCTTCACAGCTGACGGCTTCTCTAACATCCAGCAGTACTACAACAGCGACTACGTTGAGGTGCTGACGTTCTACGGTGATATGTACAACAAGGAAAACGGTGAGTTCATGACTGACCGTAAGATCACGATCATTGACCGTGCGTATGTTGTAGGTAACGAAGAGAACCCATCGTGGCACGGTAGAGCTCCTATCCACCACGTAGGCTGGCGTGAACGTCCTGACAACCTTATTGCAATGGGTCCACTGGATAACCTTATCGGCCTCCAGTACCGTATTGATCACCTTGAGAACCTTAAGGCTGACGTGTTCGACCAGATCGCGTATCCTGTCCTGAAGATCAAGGGTGACGTTGAGGACTTCGACTTTGAGCCGGGAGCACGTATCTACCTAGGTGAAGAGGGTGACATTGGTTACCTTCAGCCAGATGCTACTGCCCTACAGGCTGACATGCAGATCAATCAGCTACAGCAGCTAATGGAAGAGCTGGCAGGTGCACCTAAGCAAGCTATGGGTATTCGTACCCCCGGCGAGAAGACAGCTTTTGAAGTGCAGTCCCTGCAGAACAGTGCTGGCCGTATCTTTGAACACAAGACTGCTCACTATGAGCGCATGTTCATTGAAGTACAGCTGAATGATATGTTGGCTATGGCTGCACGTCTGCTTGATACTGAAGACATGATTGAGGTTGTCGATGAAGACAGCGGAGCACAGGTCTTCCAACGTATCACTAAAGAGGACATTATCGGCAAGGGTTCAATTGAGCCTATGGGTGCACGTCACTTCGCTGAGAGAGCTCGTAGGGTCCAGCAGCTGCAACAGTTGTGGCAGATCAAGGCTGGTGACCCAACAGTGTCTATTCACTTGTCAGGTAAAGAGTTTGCCCGTCTAATGGCACATGAACTTGGAGAGGAAGATTTGTTCCAAGAGAATGTTGCTATCTCTGAACAGGCAGATGCACAGAAGTTCCAACAAGAACTTGCTCTGGTTCAGGAAGAACAGCAAGCAATGGCAGTGGAGGAAGGCGTCTGATGAAGATGTACTGGCTCAAAGGCCACACCAAAACACAAGAACAAAAGGAGAAGCGTAAGGCTCAGGTTTTGACCTACCGTAACGCTTTTGACGACCTCAGGGAAGTCATCCTAGACCAATTCGCCAAGCAGGAGGCTGTACGTGAGTATGGTCCCGGCTGGGAATACAAGCAGATCGCTGCCAATGAGTACAACCGTGCTCTCAGCGACATCCTAGAAACTATAGACCTTAACCAAAAGGACAAGTAATGTCAGTATTTGACGAACAAGCGGCAACCCCCGCAAACGAAGAGACTACAAACAACCCAGAGGCCGGTGCGACCACAGAAACCACGTCGTACATTGAGCAGCTGGTAAAAGACCGTGGAGAGACTTGGAATGACCCAGAGGTTATTGCCAAGGGGAAGATTGAAGCCGATACCCATATTGCGTCCCTAGAGACACAGTTGGCAGAGCTTCGTCAGGACCT